GATAACACTGCACAGATATTTCGTAAGCAGTTTGACGAGGCGAGTAACCTAGACATACTGCCGTTGATGTTCACACAGATGGACGCACTACGTGCAACTATTGAAATGAATCGTAACGGTATGCGAGTAGACTGGGACTATGTTGTTGCTAGTAAAGCTAAGTATGACGACATACTACAAGAAGCTATCAGTAAGGTTAAGTCTTGGCATCCTGACTTAGACGTGTATAGCCCTAAGCAATTGTCTTTGTTTTTCTTTGGTGGTACTGAGAAGTATAAGGAGAAGGAACGTGTCGGTGACTATAAGAACGGTAATCCTAAGTTTAAACTTGTTGATAAGGAACGTACAATTAAAGGTTTGTACGAGCCATTTACCGAGGTGGGTAAGAGTGGCTATTTCAGTGTAGATGATGCGACATTGAAACGCCTAGTCGATACAGATGCTGACCCAGTAGCCAAACAGTTACTAGTAATACGTGAGACTGCTAAGATTGCAGACACATATTACCAAGGACTATTAGACCTACGGTTTCCAGACCAGAACATTTATCCGAACTTAAACCATTGTGCAACTAAGACAGGGAGGCTATCCTCAACCAATCCTAACTTACAAAACCAAACAGACACAGGGGATGTTAAACGTGCTTACGTTAGTCGGTACACAGACGGTGTTATTCTTGAACTTGACTATTCACAATTAGAGATGGTTGCGTTAGCGTACATTGCTGACGACAAGCAACTGATTGACGACATTAACAATGGTCGAGACATGCACCGAGAACTGTACCGCAGTATGTATGGACGCATGCCCACTGACAAAGAACGCAAACCATTCAAACGGTTTAGTTTCTTGCTAGTGTATGGAGGAGGAGCAACAACGCTGATGGCACAGAGTGGATGTGACCGAGCCACTGCACAGAAGTTTATCAAGACGTTTTACACACGCTACAAAGGAGTGAAAAAATACCATGAAGAAATAGTAAAGCAAGCCAATGACAAGGCGGTTGTAGAATACAGCGAGACTAAGACAGGACCGCAGTACACCTACTACCACGCAAGCCCTACAGGACGACACTATGTGTTTAACAAATACCACAACGAGTACAAGGGCGACATGACATTTAGCCCTACAGAACTAAAGAACTGGCCTATTCAAGGCTTTGCTACAGGCGATATTGTGCCTATGATGGTTGGTATATTATTACGTAACCTAGAAGATGCAAAGCTAGTTGATAAGGGCGCTTGTTTAGTAATGACTGTACACGATAGTGTGGTGCTTGACACACCTAAAGAAATAGAGTACAGTGTAGCCAAGCTTGCAAAAGAAACGTTAGAAAATGCACCGATGTATATGAAACAATTCTTTGGAATTGATTTTCCATGCAAGCTAGGTGTAGGTGTCGAAGCCGGTAGTAACTGGCAAGACAAAGAAGAAATTAACCTAAAGGAAATTGTATGAGTTACGTAATTGAAAACATTACTAGTAAAGAAGTCAACACTAAGTTTGGCCCTAAGCCTGCTTTCTCTATCAAGACAAGTGATGGTTGGTTTAGCTATGGCTTTAAGAAGCCTGCATTTGCTATTGGTGATGAAGTAGATTTTCAATACACAGAGAATACATACGGTAAGAATGTAGACCACGCATCAGTTAAGTTGATTACAAAAGGTGCTGGTGCTACTGCTGCACCGGCTGCTGCACCACGCAGCGGTGGTGGTGGATTCGCTGCTAAAGTGTTTCCAGTACCTGCACTGCACGGTGACCGTGCTATCATTCGCCAGAACAGTGTGACTAATGCAACTAAGATTGTCACAGACTTTGGCTTAGAGTCTTACGCAGATGCAGAGCAGATTGCTGTAGAGGTGATTCGTATTGCACGAGTGCTTGAGTCTTATTCTTGTGGTGACATTGATGCTGAGATGGCAGAGTCACTTGCTGGCGTGAAGGTTGACTAATGAAAACAATTGACACCTTAGTAGAGGATATTTACGGTGTTATTGCGGGGGGTTCGCCCCCTGCTACTAGTAACAACAAGGTAGATATTAGCTACGACAAGTGGTTTACACCACGAGATAGAGAACGAGAAGACAAAGTGCTATACTTTAGTGAGGTAGGTGACCCATGCCCACGTCGCTTATGGTACAAGTACAACACACCAACTGTAGGTGATAAGCCTGATGGTCGTGCCCTACTTAAATTCTTTTATGGAGACATGCTAGAAGAACTGGTGCTGAACGTAGCAGAAGATGCTGGTCATAAGGTAGAGAAGAAGCAAGAGAAAGCCGTATACGAAATAGGTAGTGGATGGATTGTGCGAGGACGCATTGACGCCATTATTGACAACGTGTGTGTGGACGTTAAAAGCGTTACTAAATTTTCAGAGATGAAGTTTGCTAATGGTTTAGTTGACGATCCATTTGGCTACTATCAACAACTAAATGGATATGCTACTGCTCTTAATTATGACACTGCTGGCTTTGTTACTATTCAGAAAGAACTAGGTCACGTAAACTACTACCCTATCGAAGTAAACAAAACACTATTCAAAATGCAAGCAGAGAGTAGTGCAGAGATTGCTGGTATGGTATCGCCGATACCTTTGAAACGGTTAGACCCTGTACCTGCTAGTAAGACGAGTAAGAACTTAAAGCTATGTACATCATGTAGCTACTGTAACTTTAAGAAAGAGTGCTGGCCTGAGATGCGTACATTTATGTATGCAAGTGGTCCAGAGTTTTTAGTTGATGTGGTGGACATGCCACGAGTAATGGAGATTACCGACAATGCATAACTACAGATTGTATTACGAAGATGATAGTGCACCTATAGATGGTATTGACCGCCACTATCCAAGCAAAGAGATTTCGTACAAAGTATCCTTTCCTGAAGACACTACATGGCACAATGTACTGCAAGAGTTTGCACGATTCTTAGATGCTACTGGATACGTAGGTGTAGCAGACGCAATAGATGAGTTTGTTAACGAACATCAACTAAAGGAATATTATGAGAATACTAGTAATACCGGATTGTCAGATTAAAGAAGGGGTTCCTACAGAACACCTAACGTGGGCTGGCAAAGCCATTTGTGAATACCGCCCTGATGTAGTGGTAAACATTGGTGACTTTGCAGACATGCCCTCCCTATCTACACACGACAAAGTTGGGAGCAAGTATTTTGAAGGACTACGCTACAAGAAAGATGTGGCTGTTGCTAAAGAAGCTATGGCTAAACTGCTTGCACCTTTACGAGAGTTGCAAAGAAGTCAGAAGGAAACAAAGCATAAGGTATACAAGCCGAGAATGGTGATGACCTTGGGTAACCATGAGAATCGTATAGATCGTGCTGTTAATAATAGCCCTACGTTAGAAGGACTCATTTCAACAAAGGATTTAGAATATGAAAAAGACTGGGAGGTGCACGACTTTCTACATCCTGTCTTTATTAACGGTGTCGGTTTCAATCACTACTGGCCTGTTGGGGCTATGGGGCGACCTGCAGGAACTGCTTCAGCTATTATTAGTAAGTTGCATATGTCTTGTATTGCTGGACACCAACAAGGCAAACAAGTGGCCTATGGGAAACGTGCTGACGGTACTGCTATATGCGCTATTATTGCTGGTAGCTATTACCTACATGACGAAAGCTATATGGATAAATTGAGCAATCGTCACTGGCGTGGATTGGTGGTGTTGAACGAAGTTAAAGACGGTAACTTTGATGAGATGTTTCTGTCAATTGATTACCTAGGGAGAAAGTACGGTGAACTATAACGATAAGCTTTGGGCTGTTAAACAATTTGTAGAGGATAACTTTGATGACCCTGTAGAATTAACCATTGCACTAGGACTATCCGTAGAAGATTTTATCAACCTGTTACCAGATGTACTGGTAGCTAACTACACTAAGTTTTTTAACGATGACGACACTGAAGAAGATACTGCCAAAGAAGACGAAGCAAACAAACGACTTGGAGAAGACTGGGAAGAAGAGGAAGAAGGAGGTTACTAGTAACACACAAGTAGTTGAGTGGAAGCAAGAAGTAAATGACTACTTGAAAGGTAAAATAAATGAGCAATGTTAAATTAGTGTGGGCTACGCCGGATGCAGAGGAGAAGGTGGCATACATGGCTAGGGTGAGCAACCCTAACAACCAAGACAACCCAGAGACTGCGCCTAAACTACTTAGCTATTTG